ATCCTGTCTATTCTAGCGGAGCTTAGTATTCTCCTTTTTGGAACTGGTGTAGACGTCTTGGTTGCAACGTAATTCCAAACAGATCCCCAGATTCCCCTGACATCACTATTTCTTTGAGTCAGTGTAACGAAGCCGCTGTCGCTTGCGTTTAGAGCAATGTTCCCGATTTCATTGATAGCTGTAGACTTGGTTGATTTCCCTGCTCTGTCGGCGCCCAGATTACCAACATGGTAGACGCATGGTGACGTGGCCCTTGGGTCACGGAGCCATGTAGAGAATTCAGCGTGGGTTGTGACGCGGATATTGTCTTCAATGGACATAGGATGACTCCTTGCCGTAGCTTTTGTCTTCTATGTAGTCTTGGCCGTTAGCCATAATACATACCAACCCGTCTGCATTTGATCTAAGGATAGTCCAGCTGCCGCTTACCTTATTTAAATAGACTTCGAAAATCTGTGTCGTATTTCTCACTAATACTAGGTATCTAACCTCTTGCTGCTGCTTGGTAATTTGATTAACAAAGCTATCTCTGTCTCTAGTACACGGGTTTTGCTGAGCTAATGCCCAGTCCGCAGCAAAAAATGCCATCAAAAACAGCGTTATTAATAAGAACAGTTTCATTCTTATATTCTGCTTCAGGATCTAGGCTTCGTCGTCCTCGTAATCCTTCGGCACCATTCAATTAATTCCTCGTCTTTCATCTTCCCCTTCATCGCATTTGCTATCAGGCAGACTAGACGTATGTTGTCTTTAGTGTACGGACGGTCGTTGCTTATGCGGTCAATGGAGATATTGGTCCCGACACGTCCCTCTCCCCAGACCGCAGTCATCTTTATGCCGGAGAGGGCGCAAGTCCAATCTTGGTCGTCTAGTAATTTGAGGAGGAATTCAACGTCTATGTCCGGGGCAATCGCCGCTCTTTCTTTTATTAGGCTTAGATTTTTGCTGAGCTTGGTTCTGATCCCAGAGTATTTTATGCGCCGACATTTAATACATGTATGACTAGATGATATTTTCCCTTTTCCTTGCCATACTTTAAATTTGCTGAGTGGCTTCCACTTGTTACAGTGATTGCATAACCGGGGCAGGCCCTCATTCTTCGTCAAAACCTATACACTCATCTTTAAATCTGTCTTTGAGTATCTCAAGTCCAGCTAGAGTAAGGTGTACATCATCAAGACAGGTTCCCGTATAGATGGAACTGGTTGATTGTCCGTCATCATTTATTGTCATTGCCGCGAATCCAACTATTCTTCCAGAAAGAATCTCCGCTGCTAGAAAGGCGACTGATTTCAGCATCGAATCTTTTGCAAACTGGCTCTCGTCTTGACCTTTGATCTCGACGATTTCAGACGGGAATCTTTTCTCTGCGTTATCAACAATGACGCTAACTGTCTTCGTCATCTGCCTCTCCTTTTATTCCTATTGAACGTAAATAGACCACATATAGACGTATTAGGTCGTCCAGTCTGAGCAAACACAGCGAGTCCCCCGTAGTCTGTCGGTTTTTACGGTTGATTACTACAGTGATGTCCTCATCTGCCCCACTTCTATGATGGTTGCGCTCAGCTTGGGCTAGAGCATCATGGAAATTTAGACGTTCCACTCTCTTTGCTTCTACGAATAGTTCAGGCAGCCCGGTTATGTCTGCTGTAGGAGCCAAGTCTCGTCTACCACCCCCCGAAAGGGGGGTGCGATAACAGTTGGTTCCGCACTGCTGGTTGAAGTAGTAAGCAAGCTCACGTTCGAAGCTGTCACCCTTTCTTTTAGGGCTATTCATCCTCTTCGTACCCGAGAGTCTTGCGACACTGGACGCAATGAAAGCGCCACTTTGGTCTGGGCGTCTTGTCGCCGCAGATAAGGCAAGGGCGTTCCCATGTTTTTATATCATGGCCCCTTGGTAGCTGGTATTTAGCCCCTTCAAATTCCTGAAGTCCTTCCCTCACAAGAATTCTCTTTAGAGTATCAACATTAATTTTTAAATACCGGGCCTGCTCAGCATAAGATTTACGCTTATGATTTTTATAAAGCCAAGCCATTTTCCCAGCCGAAATCACAACTGGTCTAGGCATGTACGATCCGCGCGTTAAAGGTTAAGTAAAATTAGACAAAAGAATGAATAGACGCAATGACTTAGTAGACAGGAAGTTGACTTTTTGCTGAAAATATGGCAAAACGCTTGCGTTTGAGCGATTGCGTAAGCACGCTCACCAGCGCCCGCGGGAGCGGCGCTGGCGCTATTAGCGTTTTGCCACACAATATATCGACTAGATCATGTCAAAACGAAAGTACCTAGCAGCGCTGAATCGTTCCAGATTTCCAGAAGTAGCTAAGTTTGTAGACGAGATTAGAAAGATTTGGCCCGGAGCTAAAATAAAATATATAGGGCCAAGACGCCGTAAAAACTGATACAGTCACGACAGGAACGATAGATACAAAGGACACATTTCATGGAAAGAGAGACTGGTTCTGGGATAATAAGAGATACTGGCGCTGGATTAGGTGGCAACGAAATGCCACTAAAGCCCATTAAAATAAAGGTTAAATCAGGTGATACCCTTACTGGGATTGCCAAGACACACGGGATCTCCCTAGACGCCCTCTTGCGAACCAATCCCGACATAGTAAATCCAAACGAAATTTGGGTGGGCCAGAAGGTTACCATCCCAATTGATAGACAGGCTCAAGGTGGAGTCTATGATGGATGGGATCTACCTAATCAAATAACAGGTATGTCATTAGCGGATCATATCCTCGGGGGTGGCCCGAATAAAACTGGATCAAACCCTTATTCGAGAGAGTAAATGCTAACTTTTATCGGCGATGTACAGGTTATGTTTCTAATGGTTTTTTCTATTTGCCAAGACCCCGCTGGATGTAACGGTGATCAATACATCCGCATTATATCAGAGCCATTTCCTGTAAATTTGACACTCAACGCAAACAAAAGGTGGGAACTGGATTATTCGTGTGATGAGGCGAGAGAGCGAACAAGGATGACACTGCCCTCAGAACTCAGTGAGTTGCCATTCTCAACGCTGTGTGTTCGCCAAGATATCTGGAACGCCAACAAGGACTAGGATAGCCAATCCTTTATTACCCGTATCGGCCGACCTAATGCCTTCGCTATATCTTCCTCGCCCGTAGATTCAAGTGCCATGTCTTTAGCTTTTTGCTTGGTGCTGCGAGAGGCGACGATTATTCTTTCATCTTCGATATTATTTTCTGCGAAACCTATCCATTGGATACGATCATGTAGGTCAGTCCACTCACGCACTTTTCCATAGCGAACTTCAAGGACCATATACAGACGCCAATCAGGTGGTATTCTTGAACTTAGTTTTGGCCATACGGGAGATGGGTAATCCCCATCCCACAAGGCGGCATTACTTTTTGCTGTATCCTTATCCTCATACACCTGTGTAATTCTGATCTGAGTTTCCACAACTGTAAGTTGGTTGGTGCTGCCAGCTTCACGCCCAAGCCCATTTTCTCCTGACGGCTTGTTGCTGTGGTGAATTAAGATGACTGCTATCCCGGCATTTCGTAGACGCACAGCAAGACTGTTCACTAGACTCCATTGCTCTGCTGAATTTTCTTGAAGTCCCGGCCATGCTGTCCTAATGGTATCAATGACCACTACATCTGGGCTAGAAAATTCTATCCACAGTTGTAACTCAGCTACACCTTCCTTCGTGTGAAAGTTCATTTCCACTTCATCAATGAAAGGTGTCCATACCATAAGCCTGTCCATAGTATCGCCATGAACTTGCCTCATTTCCGCCAATCTTCTGGCGATTGTGCTGCGCCCCATTTCAAAATCTAAGTAGAGTATTTTAGCTGGCCCATTACATTCAAACGGCCCCATATATCTGCGACCAGAAGCAAGCGCAGCCATGCTGTGTTGGACAAACATGGTTTTCCCGTGGCCAGAGTAGCCATGTATCTGCGTGATGCTTCCTGTCTGGAGCCAAGGCTCTATCAGATAGTGCGTAGACGAGGCTGCTGCCTCTAACTCCTTGATATCATTCATGGTTATAAGGCGTCTAGTCCGTGCGCTAGATTTGATATCTGTTCTATCCGGGTGCCGGAAAATATATTCGCCTCTTTCATCAAACCTTTCAGGATGGTTACGCCTCTCTGACTGCTCCATACTAGCTACAGTGGAGGTGAATTCTGATTCTTGGAGTGGGTCTACGAAAAATTCGTCCATGAAGGCGTTGCACTTAACCCTTAGTTCTGCGCCAAAATAGCCGTCTAACAGGCACTCAGATGCGTACTTCATAACCCGTTCATTGCGACCATTGCCCTCGCCAGTGGGGATTTTCCCGTCTTTGAAATGCTCAGATGCAAATTTAGACGTACGGTCCCACTCACTAATAAACTCACTAAGAGGGCGGACATCACTCAAGTCAAGGTCGCCGAACTCAAATTCTCCAGAAGAAACTGGTTGCAGTTCTGGCGTCCAATCTTTCCACAGCGGCGCGTCTTCTAAGTAATGCGCTGGGACTATCTCCCATGTGTAATTTGTAGATGGTGGCACCAGCGCATAAGACCCATCGCCACGAAAATCTAGTCCATTGATGCGCGGCCAATTGTCTCCGCGCGAATTAATGCCAGCCTTGGGGCCACGACGTATGCCGTCACGGGGATGTTTGAAGTAAAGGTGCCACCCCCTGCGGGTCTTAACCCGCACGGGACTTCTCATGTTGGCGTCGAAAGCGGCGTGAAGTGCCTCTTCATTATCACAATCGACTACAACAAGACCTGATAAATGCCCAGTAAGTAGGGCTATCTCATCATCTGGGAACGTATCCCACCAAGAACTAACTTCTTCCTCAGTAGGTAAGCGGTCTTGAAATTCTCGCCATCGTATTCTGGGCCGCTTTGTATCAGGTCTTATTGGTATGATTGACCAGCCACGGTCAAGAAGTTCCAGCGCCTCGTCTGTTTTTTTCATTTTCAAAATATGAATCAAGTTTCATTTGTGGGTTGTGGTTTTTGAGGGCCTCAAAGACCCTAGAGCTAATATAGTGCCGCCTAATCCAGCCATAAGGTGCTGTTCTGGGGGTGCCGACTATGTCGGCCACGGCACTCGCGCCACCAAAGTCATCGACAATTTTTTGTATGTTTAATTTCACTGAACCCCCCTGAGATAAGGCTTGAAAGCACTGGGGGTGTATAGTAGAAATAACACATTCTTGCAAGACCCATTCATTGGCTGGGTGCAAATAGGAGAAGTAATGACGCTACTTAGCATTGCTAAGACTGCCGAAGAATTTATTGCAGTCGAATCACAAATCGAAGAACTCCAAACAAAACGCGCCACGTTAGTAGATGAACTAAGCAGAATGGCGCCAGAAATTGAAGGTGAACATACCTTTGACGCTGGCGATTACACTATCATTGTGCGACGAAGTGAACGGTGGAACTGGAGCCAAGAAACCCTGCGAGATATTTTTTCACAGGGAACCGGGATGCCAGTTTTCGCGAAGGAATCAATCAGCATTGATAAACGCGCGTTCAAGAAATTATCTGATAAAGAAAAGAGAGTGTTTCACGATGCCCTCACTCGCACTCTGATGACGCCTACAGTCAAAGTGGAGAAGGTTGAATGAAGAAATTAAAGATGATGTCTACAGCTAACTTAAAAAAATCACCTGTAAAAACATTACTCTACGCCCACCACGGTTTTGGAAAGACATGGCAGTGCCGTAATTTTCAAGAAAGGTATGGCAAAGGGTTTGTGATATCAGGCGAAGCTGGTTTGAAGTCTATAGGAGATATTGATATAGACTATCTTCCGTTTATTTCATGGAACGGGCCTGTTGATGAAGACAACAATGTGTATTCATTTCGGTCTATTGTTAAATTGATGCAGACTGCTGAGTTTAAAGCAATGGGGTACAAGTGGATATGTATCGACAGCTTAACCGAACTTGGCGAAAGACTTATGGAATTTTTGGAAAAAGAGCATGAAGGAAACAAGAATACGTTTGCTTTGTGGGCTGATTATGGACGATTGATGACCGGATCTCTTAAGTGGGTTCGGGATCTTCCGTACCACGTCTACATTACCTGTCTGGCCAAGGAAGAAAAAGACGCCAACGACGTCACTCAGTATTGGCCAATGGTAGCAGGGCAGGCTGTAGGCAAGAAGATACCGGCTCTCTTTGACCATGTATTATGTGGGGTCAGGTCAACTGATGTCGATG